AGCGATACCGGCTGCGGCGGCAGCGTGTTCGTTAGCTCGGCGGGGTCGTTCTGGGTAGAGTAGGTGAGCGAGAAGCTCAGCTGGTGATCGGGTTGCGATGCCAGACTTGTTACCATAGGAAAGGACTTCTACATAATCGGGGTTGGGACCGTAGGTAGTCTTGTCTTGAGAAAGGTCGGCGTTGAACCGGCGTTTCGCTTCCTTTGATAGTCTCTCGATGAATGCCTTGGGATCAGGAATCATTTCAGGGAATGCGGTGACGGAGTCATCGCCTTGGAAAAGGGCCTGGAAGTGATCGGAATCAATATTGATTCCACATGCTGAAAGGCAAGTGAGGAGGTAGATTGCGTTGACAAATGAATCTAGTAGCTGGGTTTGTTGGTAGCCTGAGGCTATTCCGTTAAACTGCCACATATACATGTTGCCAGATTCGGCTTTGATGGGTGTATGCTTGATAGCATGGCACATCCAAATCCAAAGTCGTTCAATCTGCTCTTCGCGAGATTTAGTGTCTGTATAGTCATGGGTGTCGCTCTTCGAGGGCTCGTAGCCTTGATCGAAATCAAACCAGCTTCTCCAAATATCATGTACGTCATCAATGACTTCATGAAGGGCTTTGTGATCAAAACCACTCCAATCTGCACTGAGTACGAAATTGAATTGTTTAGAGGTGAGCTTGTTGAGTAGCTTCATCCATCCACCACGAATAGTCTCAAATCCCCAGAGTAAGGGTGATTTGCCAAGTCCACGGTTGAGGTATTCACGCTGGAGGTTCCAGATGAACATATTCTCGACCATAAGGAGTAGCTTCGGGACACCGAAGACTGCTCGTATCTTGTCGGGCTTGTCTGACTTAACCATGTGAGATCGCGAGTGTAGGTAGGTGAATTCGTAGGGTTTGGGTTCTCCATTAGAGGTCCAAAAATTTGAAAGGCCGTACTTGATGTCATGCACCAGAGTTCGGTTAGCGTGGAAGATTTCATTGTAGAGATTGTGAAATGTAAGTCTCTCGGTATCAATGTCTCCTTCGCGGGCTTTCTGTCGGATTCGTTCCTGCCAGTAAGAACTTTCGGTATAGGGGGCTTCGGCTGCGGTATTAAGAGTCCAAGGGTAGTATCGGAGGTCGGGAAAAGCAATTGGCTTTAGGCGTCTCTCGGGTCTGAACATCTTTTCGACAACTCGTAAGGCTCTCTTGTAGTGAAAGTCTCGAGGTACGTCATGATAGGGCTGATCTGTCTTGAGGAAATCTTCTTCTCCGGAATCGGGGTCGGTTGCGGACCGTCTGAATCCATTGATCGCTTCTTGGGCGAGTGCGGGAGCACAGTGAGTGTAGATTGCTCGTTTAGTCAGTCGTCTGATGAATCGTTCTTCACGTTCTGAAGTGCGAGTGTGCTTGTTGAGGAAGCGCCTCGTGTTTCGGTTCATAGGATAACGTCCTAATCGGATAAGGTTAGTGGGTTGTTGTAGACACATGTTGTGTGTTGGTTTGCGGTTTGGTATTGTTCCTGTTGCAGTTCAGGTATGGAAGAATCTTCTGAG